AAGGGAGTTAACCCCGTTGACCCCTGAATTCCCAGGTAGATTCCAGGACATAACCCATGGAAAGGGCATATCCATGACTTCTTTATCAAAAGTCATCAATTGTCTACCTGTCGAGGAGTGGAGAGATGCTCTAAAATTAATTCATCGACATCATGGAGATAAGGGAACCGTTCAAATTCTCAAGCAGGCTAAGGCCTGGGCACTACAAATAGTGTCAGGGAATAAGAATTTTTCTCTTCCATGGTTCCGTTGTGAACGGTATAGGGAATACAAGATCCCTAGTCGATTAAGAGTCTTATTTTGTCCACTAGTGAAATATGTTCAGGGGAACGATTTTGCTAAGATAAGGCTGTTACTGTCGGCATTAAACGTGTTTCAAGTGATAATGGGACCACTCGATGACCCTGAAAAAGTCAAAGAGCCCGTTTATTCCTCGCCCGTTGAGTCTCCAAATCCATTCTGGGGAGAGTTGATGAAGTTGGCCTTGTACTATGTACGGGCCCGCATCAATTTCCCACCCGGAAAAGAGATTAGACCTACAGGGCAAGCTGTGGCGATAACACCACATGTAGTGGGGAGTTATTCCCAGTGGGTAGGAAATCACGCCCCTGGTAGTGAGCTTGATGAACGTTTAATTGCATTAAACTATTTACGATTTGGTGAGGGGGAGTACGAACCTTTGAGGTGGCAGGGAAACCTGTCTATCATTGGTGATAGGGGCGGCAAGTCCCGCCTAATCCTTGTTGGTACTCCATGGGCCCAGTCGCGGCTCGAGCCTCTACAGAAATTCTTGTTATCTGTTTTGAGTTCTTGCCCTACAGACTGTACTTTCAACCAAGAGGCCGGAATCACTTTTATTCGTGAATCCATGGCCCGGGGGAAAAAGTTACATTCTGTTGATTTAAAAGATGCGACATGGCACTTTCCTATGAGTCTCCAGGCACAAGTCCTGGAGGCCCTAGGCGGAAGTCAATTTCTGCCCTTCTTCAGGCTCCCAGTCTCTGACTCGGGACGCTTGATTGAAGTCAAAAAGGGCCAGGCGATGGGTTTGATGCCATCTTTCCCTTTGTTTGGGCTCACTCACAATCTCGTATTAATAGCTATTTGTAAGTGGTTAGGTTTGATCCCTACACAAACATTTAGAGTGTTAGGCGACGATGTCATAATCAACTCTGAGGTAGTTAAGAATAAATACCTGGAGTTTTGTAAAGATTACGACCTCCCTATCTCTACTCATAAATGTCTAGATAGCTACTCTACCGCAGAATTTGCTGGTAAAGTGATACACAAAGGCTATGACGTGACACCTATTCGATGGAGGAATTTAGGAAGCGAACAATTATCTTCCTTATTCTACCCTTATAGGACTGTCCTCAAAAACGCTGTGTATTCCCTGATTGACAAGGAAGCTTTTCTAGTCCTGGGGGGATTACCCCGTCGGCTGGGAGGACTCGGTATAACCGGGTTTGATCAGGCTCAGCCTGTGACAACCCGACACCTGCGGTTACGGCTTGGACAAGTTCGGTCCAGACTCGATAACCTTGGTCTGCCCCCGATGCGCGGGTATAAACCCTACGTTGATTGTGTATTAGGAGATAACCCTCCTACCATCTTAACGTTGTTAGACACATATTTAAGGGCACTAAGCAGTTATGCCAGCCGCCCTCTAGTGAGGACCAAATATGGGTTTTTACCATATCTTGGAAATCCTGGACGGGTAGCGAGGCAACTGTCGGTTGATATACCGTTGATGCCCTCTTATCGTAAGTCCTCTGTTAAGTGGTATGAAAGGATGGAAATATATTATGGCAGATATTACCACAACAAATCCGACAGGTCAAGAAAAGACCATAGACAACATCTCAGAGAGCTCTATAGCGAATACGTCGAGCAAGAAGCCAAGCTCCTCGCAGAAAAGACGAAAACGCCGATTGAGATCGCTAGAGATGAGGAGATTAAGGTACTCATCCGAAACTTCGTCCCGACCCTCTTCTATGAGTGAGTCAGGAAAAAGTGAGAGCGGACCAATTAAGGTTGATTGCTCAGATTCGGGAGCGGCGATAAAACGCCCACCATCTAGTATGAAATCAGAACGGTCTGCCCCTTCTACCCGGCCCTCTGGAATGAGGGTTAGCGGCAAGTTAGGACATGAGCCGGACATCTTATCAAACCAAAAGGTGACCGATGGGCCTCAGCAGGCTCTTGGGACCCCGGAGGGGGCGGAAACGCCTATTATTCCCATAGCCTTAGCTATCGGCGGAATTGTAGTTACTGGCCTATTATTGGTAGCCAACCCTTCCTTGGGTACGTCTGTACTTAAGGTTGCGGGCAACTTCTTTAAGAAGCTATAACCACAATCCCTGGG